TGATATATTTTCTACTAATTTAGAAATATTTACACTAATAATTTCATCAGCAGCTAGTAGAGCTGATTGTTGTGCAGCAATCAATTCAATTTCAACTTGGAAGCCAGAACCTGCTTCTGGAATATCTATATTAAAGAATGTTTCGATTTGGTTTATATCTAATTCAATATCTGGTACTACAGCACCATCATCACCAGATGATTCATATTGGTCAATTGAAGCAGACACTACAGTAGGTATAAAAATATCAGGTACTATTACATCGCCGAATTTTATTACATATTCATTTTTAAAACTAGTAGTTGTACTATCAATATCTACACTTAAAAGAACATCGCCAAATAATCTCATACCGGCAGGATGTACTACATTTTTTACTATCTCTTTATATGTGTTAAGTACCTGAGAAGATCTTAGTACATATGAGTATTCTTGAAAATATCTATTATCTTGAAGTTTATTACTCCATGATATAAAACCTTTTACATCACTATACCTACCTGTATAGGAAATAGGTGCACTTAAAAGACCAGCACCTGTAGCGTTAGACGCTACCCGGGTAGTATTATTCAAGATCAACGGATCAGTTCGGACGAAATTTGATCCTGCATTAGTAACTGCTACAGTAGATATTACACCATTTGCTGTTCTTGTTACCCTACCTCTTCCTCCAGTACCGGAAGCGCTAGTTATAGTTAAAACATCATTTTGCTGGTGACCAGATCCACCATCAGTAACAATTACATTCTGTAAAGAACCAGATTTAGAAATAATTGTACCTGATATTGTATTAGCAGTATTATCTATTTCTTCAGCATCTAAAAATGTGCCAGAAACATTAGTTACAAAAATTTCGTAAACTTCTACACCGTCTACAGTTAATTGCTGTACTCTTTCAATTTTTGCTGTAGCACTAGACGATCTTCCAGTAATTTCTCCAGCTAAAAGATCGGGGTTACCTCTGAATGGTTTAGTAATTCTTATAGAAGTTTCTTGAATCCAACGTCCATCAGATGCTCTTAAAATATCTTGACCGGGGTAGTAAAAGTCTAATTCTTCATTATATAAAATACGGAATAGTAGTTTATAAGACTCTTCTGAGCCTTTTGATCTATAAAGATCTTTAATCTTTTTATAAACTAATCTTTTATCAGCTAAAACATCTTCAGGAAATTGAGATAGTATTTCTCTCTTAAAATATTTTAAAAATTCTTCTGCTGCAAGATCTATATCTTGATTGTTTAAAAGATTTTTAGATTGCTCAGTCATTTGACCGGTTGTTTCCATCCACTCGTAATATGCTTTTACGAATGTTTGAAACTTAGGTCCTTCTGTATCTAAAAAATCAGGAAGTAGATTTTCTACTAGTACTGATGTTTTATTATCCGTAGCCATTAGTATACCGTTGTTATAACACCAGTTTCAGGTATTGTGGTTGTAGTACCTTCAGTATTAATAGATGATATAGTAGAAACGGTACTTTGCAGTTTAGTATCATACAAACTTATAGATGCATCTTTAATCAATAATAACTGATTTCTTAAACCATCAATATCATCTTTATCAGGATCAGCTGTAATAGTTATTGAATCTCCTACAAAAGCTGTTATTAATAAATCATTAAGAACTATTACTCCAGTTAAATAATTAATAGATCCTGCTGAAGTATTCGAATAGGTTCGTGATCCTGTGGATGTAAGCGAATATATTCTAACATTACCAGACCCATCATCGTCAAAATAACTGTTTGCATTTCCATTATATGTAAACTTTGTTGAGCTAATATTGAACGCTTTAGTTACATTTTCATAATTATGAATTTCATTATTAAAGTTAATTGTATACGTAGTTCTAACTGATGTATTAGGTTTAAATTTTTTCTCCATATACAATTCAGTTTGAATAGAAGTAATAGAATTATTAACTTCGTAAATATCTTTTATTAATTGAGAACCAATAAAGTTTTGACCAAACAACCCTAATTTATTTGTTTCATAATTAATAACAGCATTAGATACAGCGGTGCTAAGTTGCCCTGCTGTTAATGTAGTTAAATCTGGGTTATATTTTACTGTGAGTTGAGGTTTTACATAAAGATATGTTGGATCTACTATTTGAGGTTCAATAGTTAGTACATTTCTATCGACGAGATAATCTGCAATTGTTTGCTTTCTATCTTCAGCTAATAATGTTCCAGAAAAAGGCTTTACAGAAATATAAACACGTCCATATATTGGAGGTGAATTATCTTCTCCTCCCCATACAGAAACTGCTTGTATATCTGCAAATTGATTTTTTACTATAGTTTCATAATCTTTACGAGTAACTGCTCTACCTTGAGCTTCATAATTTTTAGGAGCATTAAATTTAATAGATTGTATAGTTTCTTTATCTCCACCACCTTGAGCTCTAGAAACATGATTAACTGTAATATTACTATACCCCCCAATAGAATCTATAGAGGTAAAGTTATTTGCACCTTGCGCAGCTGTACCATTACAAGTTCTATAATCAATAATAACTATATTACCATCATTTAATGCTTTCCCTAAAACACTATCACCAAACTCTAATTCATAACGGCCATCTTCATTTTCTTTTAAGAAGTAAGCTGCTGTAGTTGCAGTTACAGTAGTTAAATTTTCTGCATTGTTAAAAGTGGTTATTGTAGTATCAGTTGAAGAGTTTTGAACTTTTACAACAATACTTCTTGTATCAACATTATCTGCAGGAATAATATAACGCACAGGATTAAGAGAGCTAACTGTATATCTAAATGTAAAAGGTCTGCCTTCTGTAATGTTAATGTTTGTTGAATATATTCCGGAGACAGCATTTACAGTAGTAGTATCAGTAGCAACAAAAACGTATTGAGTACCGTCTACAGTAGTTCTAAATTTAGTATCTTTAGGCAAAGTAATAAAATCAGGTGTATCTGTTGGAGTAATCACAACCTGTACTGTAGCTGTAGGTCCTTGAGCTGATCGTGGTGTATAGTTTAACATCTTAGCACGAGAAACTACATTACTACGAATCTGTGCCGAATCAAGAAACATCTCATTACCTACCATATTAAGATAATAAGAGTTCATATATGTGTTATATGCTAATACATTAAGAAGAATCTGCATAGTAGAGGAATCATAATCGTAATCCCCTAACTCAGATTGGTTAGAAAGAAAGTTTCTTAAATTTTGCTTAATAGTATCATAATTGATATCTGTAAGCTCGAGCGCGTTGTTCGCAGGCATCTTATCTTGTTCTCTCTATTTGTATTTTTAACTCTTGCGGCTCGGCTTCATTAACTATAAAAAATACAACATTAACCGATACTGTATTGTTGTCTAGACCGCCAATTACAGTCACATCTTGTACTTCTACTCTTGGTTCATGATTCTCAATTGCTAACCGAATATCTTCTTCTAAGTTAATTGCTTCTACAGCATCAAAGTTTTCAAATAATCGATTTTGAATATCAGAACCAAATGTTGGTTCATAAGGACGTTCATAACGGTTTGTTAAAATAAGATTTTTTAACGCACCAGTAATTGCAGCTGCATTTTTTTTGACCACAGGTTTACCTGTGACAGGATGGGGTGTAAAGGATACACCTAAGTCACTAAACTGTACTTCTTTTCTTAATGGGTTAGCAGCTGCTGAACTAGCCATATAAAGCCTCTATCTTTTCATTTATTTATCATTATTTTTTACGTCCTGAATCTCTTGACGACGTGTTTTTGCAAGTTTACTTATTTCTGATAAAGCTTTTCTAGCTCTAGTACCTGCTGCTTTGTTACCAATTTCAAATTTTGCATTTTCTGTTACATAAGTCTCAAATAAAGAGACAATCATATCATGTGTCATAGTTTATCCACCTATACTTACTTTACCAGATCCTGATGTCATTGCACCAGCATCTGCTGAATCTCCAACTCTTGCAGCTGGAGAACCTACTATAGTTACTTTTCCTGATCCTGCATTTACTACAGCAACATGAGGAGCGCAAGGAGGATTAGGAGGAAAAGGATGACTTACAGTAGAATCACCTTGCCTTGCTGCTAACGCTCCATCTATAGTAACTTTACTTTGTCCAGGTGCAGCTAATGTAGTCGATCCTGTACATCCATGTCCTGTAGATAATGAATCACCTTCTCTACTAGCTGCCGGCATTTTTTATCTCCTTAACCAATACTAATTGAAGTGCCATCAATAGTATAAGAACTACCAGATGTTGAAGTCTTAGAACCACTGACTGTTTCAGTAGCGCTACCACTCACTGTAGTAGCATGATCGTTTTGATAAGTTTCGGTAACTGCTCCAGTTACACTTTCTGTTTTTGTATTTTCATAAGTCTGCTCAACTGCACCAGTTACTGTCTCTGTTAGTGTGCCTGTTATATTTCTTGTTACATTACCTGTTATATTTTCGACAAGACTTCCTTCAATATTATGTACTACGTTACCTTTTACAGTCATGTTAACAGTACCTGCTACATTAACATATTTACTGCCACCTACTATTTCGTAATTATCAGTAATAACTTTCCACTTACCATTACCACCAGCATCTATTTCAATATAACTACCATTGTTTGTCTGA